GGATTGCACGCCGCCGTTTACATACAAGGCGCGGTACGTATAGCTATTTTAGTTATAACAAAGCTGCTGTTTGCGCTTGCCTCATACGGCTTTTACAGATGGTATCGTAAAAATCTCCGTAACGCCGACTTTAGTTTCGGCTCTGCGGAGTGGATAGCTCTGCTTTTTATATGCACAGCCTCCTTTGCGGTGGGGCTATATGTTTTTCAGCAAAACGTAAGCCGTTATAAGCCTTTAATCATGACGTTTGCTTCTCTTATCGCGTTAGTGATTAATGGACTTTCTCTGTACGGGATTTTTCGTTCTGCCCAAAATAAGCAGAAATCTGAGGAAATAAAATTTTACCAGTTTGAAAATAAGGCAATGAAAAAGAATCTTGACGAGTATATAAAAAGAGAAGAAGAGATACGGAGTATTAAGCATGACATCGAAAATGTTGCTGTAACAACAACCAGTCTTTTAGATCATAAGGAGTATGATAAGATACGTGAGCATTATTCACAGTTGGTTAATAGAATACATAGCGGCCGTGTGGTATATACAGGTGTGAAAAATGCTTATATTAACGCAATCATTCAGCAAAAATATGCTGAATGTTATGATAAGATAGATATAAAATGCCATGCAAGCGGCGATTTTAGCAAAACAGAAGGCTTTCAAAATGTTGACATCATAGATATTTGTACTATTATCGGTAATCTCCTCGACAATGCCACAGAAGCGTATACCGACAGCTTTAAAGACTACGAGATTATAATAAAACTTGATGTGTTTGGCGGAGCATACTCGGTTGAAATATCAAACCCTATAGAAAAATCAGTATTAGCACATAATAGTCGCCTTAAAACAAGCAAGACCGACGTCAAAAATCATGGGCTTGGTATCAAAAGCGTTAAAAGACGAGCCGAAAAGTATAACGGCAACGCTGAATTTACAGAGGAAAATAACCGTTTCGTAGCGCGAGTATGGCTTAGACCGGAAGAGTGAAATCCGTCAGAAAGCCGGCTCGAAAATCTAAATCCCTAGTTCTTCAAAGAAAAATATAGATATTTCCAAAGTATAAAAAAATCCCCTCAGACAATTAAGTCCGAGGGGATTTAACTTATTACATCTTCTTTTCAAGCTCCGTATGCAGTCTTTTTATAAAATTCTGTCCGGCAATCCCGTTTTGTTTATAACCCCATTGCCCTAATAGATAATTCACTGCGTTCAGAGTTCCGTCTCCAAACCATATGTTTTTATCCATTCCATACTTATTTATTCCGGCCTTTTTCGCAAGGAGCAGCAGCTCTTTAAGGGAAAGCACGCCGATAGTGCCGTCGCCCTTCTTGTAGCCCGTTTTGTCCAGTACAGGCTTAGCGGCCGAAACACTGTCAGTCTTAACCGTTATTCCCAGAGTTTTCAGAATACCGTCCGCATAAGCTCTCGCTATCTTACCGTAATTTGCCTTGATATAGTCTGCGTCCGATTTGGTGTCTACAAATCCGCCCTCCAGCAAAACGGCCGGAGCGTCGGTCAGCCTGATTATTGCGAAGTAGTCTCTTCCGTTAGAATCAAGCTTTGTCTTTACTCCTCTGCTTTTCATAAGCTTTTTCATTTCCGCATTGATGTTTTCGGCAAGCGTTTTTGAAGTACCGCCTACACGGCTGTAATACACTTCAAAGCCCGTTCCGCCTCCCGCGTTGTAATGAACGTCTATTACAAGATCGGGATTGTACGCGTTGCACATTGCAACCTTGCTGTCCATATCGGTATCTACATCCGCAGTTCTCGACAGCTTATATTCCACTCCCGCCTCTTTGAGATACTGCGCTACAAGCTTTGCAGTCTTAAGGGTATAGCCCTTTTCGGTTATGTATTTGGCAGCTCCCGGATCATTTCCTCCGTGTCCTACTCCTATAAATACTTTTTTACTCATAATAAAACCTCTTTTCTTAAATTTGGATATAAAAAATGCGCCCCTTACGGAACGCTTTGTAAAATATTGACTTTGACTTTTATTACATAATATTGTATAATTTGTTCAAGGCATACCTGAAACGGTAGGCGGTTGCTACCTCCTTACGCCATAAGATACTTTAATCGTCCCCTTTAAGGGCAGGCGAAATAAGCAGGCAAGGAGGTGATAGACATGGAATTATGTTACATAGTTCTGGCTATCGTGCTTCTTGTTGCATTAGATAATGTAATTAAGAACATAAAGAAATAAACCGCCCCAGCCACCAACTGAACGGTTTATTTAATCATTCATGAGGGAGCGACCGTCTATCGGTATGCCCCTTTTTTATTATTATACAACAATTAACCGTATGTGTCAACCGTCTTGGCCGTTTTTATCCTCAATTTTACCTTTAGCGTTCTTTAATAAATTAGCTATCCATTTCGGAATAATATCCGGGTTGCATTCGTAGAGATTTTCGCATATTGATATGCATTCGTTAAGCACTATGTAGCTTCCGATGATTAAACCGAAGGGCAAAGCAAAGGGTACTTCGACAGATACTATTTTTTCAAGAGACATGGGTATGAAGTAGTCCAGAAATACCCCGAAAAACAACGCGGCAAGAAGCGATATCTTTTTCCAGAAGCCGACAAAGCCTCTTTTACTTGACCAGGGTACGCCCGTTATTTTGCTTTTGACCAGTCCCGTAACGAAATCGAATACTATTCCTATTACCACAAAAAGAAGTATAAGCCCGTATTGCTTTGTGGCCGTCGCTATAAACCCTCCGATAACGGAAAGTATGTATTTTATCTTATCGTTCATTAGATTAGCCCCCTTAATTCCTCTCTTAATTCCTCCGCCTCCGCTTCAAGCTCTTTAAGCTTTTTAACATCGTAATCGTCGGCTGTTCCGGTAACGGCGGCTCTCAGCGGTCTGACAGATTCGTCGTCAATCTCTTCAAGCCTTATCTTGATTTCCTCTGCTCTAGCGGCGTTCTGCTTTGCCTGAATCTTTTCGGTATCAAGTAAAAGATTGCCGTTTTCGTCCATCCGGTAATCAGATAAATCAAGCTCCGTACCGTCCGGTATGCCTCCCATGCTTGCTACCTGTATTATGTTTCCGTTTTCATCTTTTCTGATCTGCATAAAAATCCTCCTTTAAATAATTGAATATATTTGTATATTTCCTATAACTCCAACCGACTGCTCAAGCGTAAGGATTGAGGGGGAATCGGAAGTCATTGAAGCCGTTATATAGCCTCTCATATCCTTAGCGGCCTGCGGACCGCTTGATGTGATATACGAAGAGGACGGGATTCCGCCGTAAAGCTGCACGCTGTTTCCTTTGCTTATGTAGGCTATCGGGATAAGAGTTGTTATACCGCAGTTCAGTCCATTGGCTCCGACGCCGTATGTCTGTAGAAGCACTGCCGAATAGCTGGCAAGTTCCTGTATTGTTACAGATCCTCCCGCCGTAGATATAGCGCCGGAATACAGCAGATTTCCGCTTGCCGCCGTAGTTATTTTTCCGTCGAGCATTATCTTTACCACCGGATTCTGATAACTGCCTATATAGTAATACTCCAGGGTGTCGGTG